CTCGACAACCGCCTCCCACGCCGCAACCGACGTGGCAGAGCCATCGATCACATTCCCGACATCCCAGTCGAGACTATCCCCTCGGACGACCGTCCGTGTTGGCATGCACTACCCCCGGAATCCTCGCGGATCATACCACAGACCAGACAGCCGAAACCTCGGCCATCGGTCGCTCGCCGACCGCATGCATGACCTTCACCAGACGAGTGTCGATGATCAGCGAGTCGTCCTCGAGCACGCCGCTCTCGACCATCCCGTCGAACACGCTCTTGGCGAGATTGTCGAGGTCGGGCTTCCGCGTGTCCGCAAGCACGCCCGCGTGGTCCTTCTTGCGGCACAGCCGCTTGGGACGCTTCAAATGGAAGACAACCAGGATTCGGCACTCGCCACAGATGGGACTGGTGTCGCCGCATCTGGCGTCCCAGAACGCTCGCCCCACGGCAAGTCGGAACTGGCTGGCCTGATGGGGTCCGTAGACACAAACCTTTCCATTTCGGAGGAAGGCTCGGGGTCGGGGCTGTGCCCTGGGGGCAGCATCGACAAGAAACCGAGCTCGACGCCATTGGCGTGCATCATCCCCACCGTAAGCCTCGACAAGTCCCTCAGATTCCCATCGGTCCGCAAGAACGGAAAACTCTCTCGAGTGTTCTGGATCAGCGCCTCCAGATCCGGGGGGTCCATCTCCTCGAGATCCAGCAGGCGTAGGCGATGCTCTGCCACGGCCTGCTCGTACTCGGCCTCGAGCTCCTCGCGCTTTTCCTTTGCCCGGTCCTCGGCGCTTTGCCTTGTGCCGTTTCGGTTGTCCCGAAGGCGCTTCAGCATCTTCTTGACATGGCCGATCTCGATCCGCTCCCAGCTCTGCTCCTCCCGGCACAACTGGATCGCCGTCCGGAGCAGCTCCTCGTCCCTCTCCCCCCGGAAAGCCTGCTTCCACGACTCCCGCAGGTCGTCGTTCCACCAGTGGCGAGGCCACAGCTTCACCACCTTGTCGACGTACCAGGGCCAACTCACGCCACCCCGCCATCGGCCACAGCCGCCAGCAGGGCGAAGATCTCCAGCACCGATTGCAGGTGCTCCTCGTCGTCGACGAAGTCCGCCGCCCGCAGCAAGGCACCCTCGTGATCGACCATGACCTGACCGACCGCATGGCCGAAGTTCAGGTTCAGAGGCTCGAGAGCCTCGGGCATGTCCATGACGCACCGGGCGTCGATCCAGACCTGCCCATCCGTCCACACCGCTCGCCACACGAGAGCGCCCGTGTAGGAATCCACCCCCCGGATCTCGACCCTATCCGAGGGAACCTTTGAGAATCTTGCGTCAGCGACCATTTCGATGCCCTCTGCTGGACCCACCAGATGGAGCAGTCGAGGGAGACTCGGGACACCAGATGGGGGATGCCCACGACGTTCTTCATCAACTGCCCTGTTCGGCGATCGGTTGACTCGACCGATCCCCGTGCCACAGTTATCGCATGCTACTCTCGGAACTCTCCAATCTTTGGATCGAGTCCCGCCGAATGGCCGGGGTTCGGAAACTGACGCTTGCCCACTACCGCAACGCTTCGCGGACATTCGTTGACATGGTCGGGGGAAGGCCGTCATCGACGGTCACCCTCGACGACATCGTCAACATAAAGCGCGTGCTGCAAAACCGATACACGCCCTACTCGGCGTTGAACCGCCTGACGGTCAGCATCGCGATTATTCGACACGGACAGAACATCGGCGAGATACCGATGTTCGCGATCCCCCGCGACGCTAGGAAGCTCCGCAAGGGGGCCCCCTTCAGACGGATCTACCAGCGTTCCGAGATTGAGAACATGCTCAAAATTGCGGACCCAACGCTCAAGGCGTGCATCCTGTTGGGACTGAACCTCGGGTACGGGAACCACGACTGCGGGCGACTCCGCAGCTCCCACATCTGCGGGTCTCTCGTCGACATGGTCCGGGACAAGACAGGCGTCGAGCGTCGCGGCTGGCTCTGGCCGCAGACGCTCGACGCTCTGTCCGAGGTGGGTCTTCCTCTGAAGAACCTCAAGGGCAAGGCAATCGTGTCGGAGAGAGGCGACTACCTGGGACCGAGGTTCCGGAGGCTGATGGTGCGTGCAGGCGTCGAGCAGAACGGTCGGGGCTTCTACTCGATGAGGCGAACCTACCGCACCGCCGTGGACACCCACCCCGACATGCCCGCCATCGACCTGACCATGGGCCACACGACTCCGGGCATGGGTGCGAGGTACGTCGCCTGGATCAGCGACGAACGTCTGAGGGCGGTGAGCGTCCATGCTCGAGCCTCCATCTTTGGCGAGGGATCAGAACGGGATGTCGTTGTTCGACCGCCCGCCGTACGAACGCTCGCCGCCACTGTTTGAGCGTCGCTGCTCGTTGCGGCGTCGGTGTTCGTCCATCTCCTCGACCGCGAGGCTGATGTAGGCCTTGCCGCCCTTGGACTCGCGCTTCCAGCCGACGATCCTGAACTCGGTCCCGGCCACCTTGAACTTCCCGGCGAAGTCCGGAGCCTTGTCGCTCTTCTTCTCGGTCTCGAGGAACATCGAGCCCTGCCCGTCCTTCATTTCGTAGGCCATCACGCTGCCTCCTTGCGCATGTATGCGAGGTAGTCCTCGCGGTACTTCTCGATCACGATCTCGGCGAACTGGTCCGGGATCCCGTCGAGACTGGTCACGGTGCGGCCCTTGCCGCCGTAGTCGTCGATGTTCTTCTTGATCCACTGATTGGCCGCATCGATCCACATCTGCTCGGCGTTGTCCGGCGTGACGGGGCTGGCGGCAAGCTTCTTCAGTCGATCGAGGTTCGTGCCCGAAGTCCGCGTGTCGGCGGCGACCTCCATGTTGAGGCTCTCGGCGATGACATCGACCTGGACCTCTCGCGGGTTCCGGGACTCGTCGATGGCCTCGATCTGGTCCTCGCGTCCACGCGAGACCATCAGCAGGTCTCGCAGGGCGTAGTTGACCGAGCTGGTCAGCGCCGCCATCGCGGCCTTGTCCTCGGGCATGCCCTTGCGGGGCGGGCACGGCAGGTCGAGAGAGAAGGTGAACGCCTCCCCGTAGTCGGTGTCGATGACGACGAACTCGCCCCGAAGGATCAGGCACCCGCCCACGTCCTCGATCACGCCGGACTTGCGTGCGAACACCAGCCCGACATCCAGCATGGCCGACCGGGTCTTGGAGATCATCGCCTCGGCGGAGACGTAGTCGTACCCGCCGTGCTGGTTCTTGGAGTCCTTCTCGATCGCGACGACGCGGCGTCGGACCTCACTCAACTTCTGCCAGAGCCCATTTGGGTGTGACGACGGAGTGTTGCCCGTATCCGGGCCATTCGTTGCGCTCGACGCAGGTGCGGTATCGCTCGAGCCATCTGCTGATCGTCTTGTCGGCATTGGTGATCACCTCTTCGCCGAGCCGGAACACCCCCACGGTGTAGGGGGCTTCGGTCTCGACGCAAACGAGAACGTGGGCACGCCAGCGGCTCCCGCCATTGGCGAGAAAACCACTCCTGTAGAACGCGCCCTGAGTGTGGTAGTACCTGCGGAAGATCTCGCCCTGGAAGTGCCACGGGGCACAGCTCTGCGTCGTCTTCACGTCCAGGATGGTTCCGTCTTGGAGGATCGAGTCGGGTCGTCCCTTGACCTCGACGCCCTCGCGGGTCCAGAACAACGGCTTTTCGATGGTGCCTTGCCGGGCCTCGTCGATGTAGATGGACGAGGTCACGTCCTTGTCGAGGGCGTCGGCGATCCGGCTGGCGTGGTCGTACTGGCCTGCCTGGATCAGTCGGAGCCCCTTCTCCTCGGCTTCCGCATTCAGTTCCGCCCACTTGGCCTTCCCGACCTTGGTCCGCCGGTCACAGTCTTCCGCACGGATAAACCGGGACTTGACCTCTTCCGGCTCCAGGACCATCGTGTGTATCAGAGTCCCCAGCAGCATCGCCTCGGTTTCCTTGACCGGATTCGCAAGGCGGTGGTGGAAATGTGCGGGACTGCGTGCAAACTCCTTGAGGAGGCTGTGCGAGATCGCATCCGCTGACCGATAGGCCTGTTCGTCCATGACTCCTGAAATCTAGGAAAACCACCGTGACCCGTCAAGCCGATCCGCGCGGAATCCGCACACAATTTGCCAAGGAGCTGGGGGCGTTCCTCGATGAACACGACCTAAGCGTCGTGGAGCTCGGCAGATACGCGAACGTGAACCACGAGACAATTGCCGATGCCGTGGAGAGTCGGAGGCGTATCCGATCGACCACGATCGAGAAGATCCGCTACGGGATGCGGACGTACGCGAGCAGGCACTCCAAGGACCGTGGCCGGAACGCCTTCGTGATCCAGCGGGGCGACGAGACCTTCAAAATGTTTGAAGCTATGCGTGAGGCGGGTCAGGTCGTCCTGATCGACGGCCAGAACGTCAGCATCTTCACGGTGACGCAGGTCAAATAGAAAGCCCCCCGGAAGCGAACCTCCGGGGGGCGTTGCGATCTCAGCGGGTCGGGCTCAGTAGCCCTTCTTGCCGCCCTTGCCCTTGCGCTTGCCGCCGCACTTCTTGCCCTTCATCAGCGATCAGCGCTCACAAGGACGTAGTCGAAGCTGACGAACTGGTTGGTCTTCGCGGTGACGGCATCACGCTTGCCAGCCGCGAATCGCATGTCGCCAGCCGGGAACGCGCTGTCGATGTCGCCCTTCATCGCGCCGTTCAGGTACACCATGAACTTGCCGCTGTCGAACGCGAATCCGAAACGATGCTCCACCCCGTCGATGATGCCGGTGATATCGGCAACGTCGATGGTCTGGTGGTCTCCAGCGCCGGTGCCCGTGCGGACACGGAACTTGAGCGTGGTCCCGTCGACGTAGAAGTACGCACCCTCATCGCTGGCGATGTTGGTCTTGCCGTTGGCGGAGACCGCAGAGATGCCCACCAGTCCTCCGGTGCCGTCGCCATCGAACTGGCCCTTGCACTCGAAGGCGACCTTGGACGGCCCGCTGAACAGGACCGCAGCCGAGGTGGTGCTGGTGGTGGTGGTGCCGGGGCTGGCGGTGATGCGACCGCCAATGCCCGAACCGTCGAGCGAGGTGTCCGCCGAGAACGCACCGGCGGAGAACCCGTCGTCGAAGAAGTGGATTGCGGCAGCCGGGTCGGCGGCGGCACGAAGCCACTCGCTCGACTTGGTGGCTCCGCCCAGATAGGTCACAAGGCTCTGTGCCATGGTTGAAGTCCTTTCCGATCAGAGACCGAGGTTGCTGCCAGCGGTGTCGTTGTCGGCAAGCACGAAGTTGCGACGACGGTCGTAGCAGGTGAAGTTGAGAGTGGTGTCCACGAACGTGACGTAGGTGGTGTGCTGGTTCGGAGCGGTCTCCGGACCCATCTCACGCATGAACTCGCCGTTGAGGAACACCGGACGGAACTTGCCCCAGTTGATGCCGTAGACGGGCTTCGCCGTCGAGCGGTCCATGTAGGGGACGTAGGTCACCGGAACGCCACGGAAGATCACCTTGCCGTCCTTGGGGGCGAGGTCGTTTCCGAGGTTGTCGTTCTGGTTGTTCAGACGGGTCTCGAGCTTGCCGAGCACGTCGTAGTTGGTGTAGTACCCGTAGGTGTTCCCCGTGCCGTAGGGCGCGTTGGTCACGTTCGGGATGGGCTTGAACATGGTCTTCACGGCGGCTTCACGCCACTTGACGACCATGTCGGCCAGGTCGTCGGCGCCGTCGTGGTTCGCCGACCAGTTCCGCCAACGCGGGTAGTCGTCGGGGTTCAGGCCCGCGACATCCGTGAAGCCGGACGGGGCGCCGCCGGTGAATCCATCACCCGCGTTGCCGTTGTGGGCGATCCAGTACTGGCACCCGTAGACGCGCTTGGTGTCGCTCGAGGACGGAGGCGCGGTCCAGAACCGCTGCTCCATCAGCTCGGCGAGGGACGCCATCGCATCGGAACGACGGATCTTGATGAGTTCGACGAGCCGACGGGGCTCGCGGTTCATCGCGATCTCGCGACGCTCGATGGCGTAGTTGACGGTGACGTGACGCCACGGAATGTTGGCGGTCACCATCTGGTCCTGGATGTCGAGGCTGTCAACCTCGAAGAGGCCGACCTCCTTGGCGGCACCCGAGTGGCCCATCATGAGGTTCCACTGAACCCCGGTGCCGGACTCGAAGCTGACGCGATTCTTGCGGAGAAGCTCGGACATCGCGACATGCTCCTGGATGTCGCTGACGAGCTCCGTGAACTTGAGTTCACCCAGCTCACGCTGAGTGGTGGTGATCAGATCCTTGATCTGATCCTGCTGAATAGCCATGGGATTCCCCCTTTAGCGGATGTCGAACGGATCGGTCTCGGTCGCCGCGTTCTCGAGCATCATCTGCCGGGCCTTTCGCACCGCCCTTTCGGTGGGGCTCAGGTCGGACTCGCGAGGCGTGGGCCTCGAGATGCGTTGGGATTCGCGACGCTTGGACTTGATCCGCGCGTTCTCCGCAAGCTGTGCGAGATCAGGAAATTCGACGCTCATCGCGACCTTCAGCAGTTGATCCCACTCTGGCACCGACTTGCCGCGCTTTCGATAGGTCTGGCGCAACACGTCGGCAGCCTCGGTGAGCCTGCTTCGGGCCTCGGATTGTTCTTCGGTGAGGCTGACGCCATCGCCGAACGTGTCGGGAAACTGCTTGCCGACCTTCGCGACCGCAGCCTCTTGCGGGGCCACGATCCCGGCACCATCCAGCATCGCACGGAGCTTCTTGATCTCCGCACGGGCCTGAGCGACCTCCCTGGCGAGTTCTTCGTCCAGGAACTTCTGCGGGTCGAAATCGGGGTCGGGACCGTCGTCCTCGTCCGCGATCACTGTCCGCTTCTGTGGCTTGGGCGGCGATGAGGACTCCGGTTCGGCATCAGCCTCGCCTTCGTCCCCCTCGTCGTCCGCCCCCCGGTCGGGCTCAGTCACCTTCGAGTCGTCTTCGTCGCCGGGATCACCCCACGACGGATCTTCCAACGAAGGATCGGTGACATCATAAGGATCGTCATCCAATTTCGTCTCCGCTTCCTCATCCAAGGTTTCAGTGGACGAGTCGGCTTCCTCGACTTCGGGATCCTTGACATCGGTATCAGACATACGAGTTCCTGTCGAAGTGGCCGAGCTGCTTCAGTGCCGCACGACGATGTGCGGCGTTCTCGAACTTCGGCCTTCCATCGGGTGAGAAGTCCACATGCACGCCGTTGCGAGCCATCTTCTCTCTCGTCTCCGGAACAAGGCTGGGATGCACCGCAGCCGCATCGGACCAGATGGGCCAACCCTTGCAGGTCGGCACCGTCCCGATGTGTTCTGCCGCGATGTCTCTGGTCAGGGTCTCTCCAGCGTGCTGGATCTGGCCGTCCTTCTGCCGACGTTGCATCTCGGCATAGGACATGACCAGTTCGACGAGCTCGCCGTTCCCCCGTCTGTAGATGTATGTGGGCATCAGCTATACGGTTTGCTCATGGCGTTGTTCTCCTGGGGCGTGAGCTCGCTCCCAGAAAGCGCCCGCACCGCCATGTTGTCTCGGCTGGCGCGGGTTCCCCCGGTCGATCGGTTGATCCGTTCGTAGCGTCGCGTCGTGATCGGGCTCTTCGCCGGTGTCGCACCGACGCCTTCGCCCTGCACATTCCGGGCGACGCTTTCCTGGGCCATCTGCGCAGGAACCACCAGATCCTTGAGTTCCGGCGTGTTGGTCAGGTCCGCCATTTCCCGGACGAAGGCGGACACGTCGATGGTGGTCCCCTGCTGCTGCATCGCGGGCATCAGCGGCGCGAGGTACTGCGTGACCACCTTGGACATCATCTCGACACGCTGGACGTTCGACGGATCCTGCATGGACGCGGGAGCGATGTCGAACTCCATCTCGAGGAAGTCGTCCTCCTCGCGTTCCTCGGGCGTGAACTCGAGCGGAATCTCGATGCCACGCTCCGACAGCGGCAGCATGATCTGCCACTTGGTCTCGGGATCGTGGAAGACGTAGCTCGCGACGTGCCGGACGATCCGACGGGTGAACGTCAGCATCCGGGCCTGATAGTCGCGAATCTTCTGGCTCGAAGACGCCTGGATGATCTGCTCCTGGCCGAGCGTCTCCGCCGAGTTGGACAGCCCGCCCATCGCGTCCAGGTTGCCAGCGGCGTACGAGAACAGGTCTCGCATCTGGAGCGTGAATGCAAGCGTGCTCTGATCCACGCCCCCGAAGGTCACCTGCTGGATCGATTCGGGCCTGTCGACGCGGATGACATCGCCGTCGTCGCACTCGACGATCCGGTTCCCGTCCTCGTCGGCACCGCCAGCGACCATGGTCACGCTCTTGGAGCGATCGACCTGACGCACCAGCTTGCGGAACGAGCGGTTGATCGCGTCGTTCATGTCAAGCAACGAATTGATCGGCGGGATCGGCATCAGATTGCCGGACAGCTCGCCGAGGCCCAACGCCAGATACGGGCCTTCCTCGGGACCGTCCCAGTCGACCTCACGCACAGGTCGGTCGCACTCGATCTTCCCGGAGTCGTCAGCCGTGTAGGTGCATACCTTGCCTTCCATTGGGAGCCAGATGTCCCACATCTCGATGGTGGGCATGAGTTCGGCGTCCTCATCCATCAGCCCCTGGGTGCTCAGGGTGCTTTGGCGGGTGTCGCCGGTCTCGTTCCATGGCGTGGGCCGGGTCGGGCTCTTCCCACGAAGGTTGTAGAGCTTGGACTTCTTGGCGACCTCGAACGGCAGGACGTACCGATTGCCGATGAACTGCTGGGCCTCCCAGCGTGCCGCCCGCATGTCGAGGACCAGATCGTCCAGCAGCACGGGATCGACGAACGGCAGGTCGCCGTCGTGCCGGAACCCGCGAGCGCCATCGACCTCGGTGACCCCGATCTTGACCACACCCACCGAGAAGATCGCGTCGAACACCACTTCCTGGAGCGTCCGCGCGAGATCCATCTCGTTCAGGACGTGATTGACCGCGAGTTCGAGCTTCTTCGCGACCGGAGACAGCTCGCGGGAGCGGCTCTTCACGATCACGCCAGGATTACGCGCGGCGAGCTCACGACGGAAGATTCCGATCGCCAACTCCACCATGTTGAGCGGCATGCGGTCGCCACCCATGCCGTAATGGGCGCCCAGGTACTGGCGAATCGCGGCCATCCGGCGTTCCCGGAACGGCTGCATCCGCAGGCGAGACCACTCGATGGCCGTCGACAGACGCTCGGGCTTCACCATGCCGCAGATGCCTCGGATTCACGGGCGATCCGTCGACGAGCCGCCATCGATCGCGGATCAGGCTCCGCATCGCGGCGAACAAGCGTCTCACGCGCAGCCAATCGAGGCCCGAGGGCCAAGGCCGCGAGCGCGTCCGCAGTCGCACGATCTCCGTGATTCATCCGAGCCCCCGAAATGTCCTGTGCCGTCACCGCACGAACGTGCTCGACACCCCCATTAGTGTACACGAACTCCCCACATTCGTTGATCGCATCGATGGATGGGTTCTCAAACGCACCGTCGAACAGCAACCTTCGATACGCGCCCCACATCGCAACCTTGCTTTCCCGAGTCGGGAACCAGCCGATGCGTTGGGTCAGCTTGGTCGTCGCCATGCCATCCACCGGACGCAGCCAGAAGTGGCGGAATCCGGTCTCGACCGCCACGTCACCCATGATCCGGCCTGGACCAGCCGCCTCGTGGATCAACGTCGCAGGCGAACCACTCTCGTCGGCGAACCAACGGCAGCACGCCACCGCCACCAGAGCCATCCGATCGGGCCGCGTGTCGGGCGATGCCCACTCCGCGACCTTGCGCCCGGTGCGGAGATCCAGCACCGACAGACAACTGTTGCTCGAGCCGGTCCCGGACGCGATGTCGGCACCAACCGCGTAGTTGCTGGCCGGGGGAGACCCATCCGCGACCAGCCTTGTCCACAGCCTCCACCTGCCGGTGTTGGATTCCTGCCAGACGGGATCGCCGCCCTGGGCGTTGTGC